AAGATAACTACTAATAATTTCATGATGTATGCTATTAAACATTATGAGAATCCACATTGTGAAGGTGAAAAAGAGTTTCATGATGATATGAAGAGGTTTAAATATATTAAACGTCTACTAAAGAAGTATAGAGTGAGTGGAGTATTAAAAGAACGGTTGCTTCTAAACCATATTATTATTCTTAGGAACTTGTTTGGAAATGAGGCATGTGTTACCCTTTTACTTTTTAAGACACAACCAGAATATATTGAAGTCTTGAAGTCTTTTCTACTTTTCCTAAATATGATTAATCCAGATGAACTGAACGAAATTGATTTGGATGATGATGTTACAAACATATTAAGGAAAATCTAATGGGAAGAGCGATAGACTTATTTGTTACATACAGATTCATAAAACTGCTTGTAACACCATTTGACCAGATGCCTGCTTTTAAACTGGGTATCATTGATAAAGATGGTCAACGGATAACGGAGAAAACTGTCTCCCGTGGTATGCAACCCACCCAACTCAAAACAGATGAGGAAAAGTCTGCATATACTGTTCTCCATAAACTAGTATTCAACATCAAAAAGATTTTTGGCAAGGTGCCCGGACTTAGAACTAAGTTGGGAACCTATGCTGCAGCCCTATTCCTACTCAAAGACACATTCAAGGAGTCTGTTGATGACCCTGATATGTTTGAGAAGGAGTTCATGAAGTATCTCAAAGAAGAGGGATACGAGATTGACAACACTATTTCAGAGGAAGTCATTGGATTTGGAGAGGTACTCCCCAAGGGAGAGTACACCCTAGTCAACGATATCCTAAATACAGAAGAAGAAGAACTACAAGCAAAGGCCGGTGATAAGGTCATTGCGTTTGATGATGAATCACCGATTGATACGGTTCTTGGGGTTGAAATATTTCCTATTATTCATGTTAAGACACAAGAAAAGATTTACATTAGTTTGGAGGACATAAAATGAAACGCTGGACAGAAGTATCCCCATATAGTGGGATAGAAGAAGATGCTCCTGCTAATAACGCAAGCAGTGGTGCAGTAGATATGAACCCTGATGGCGGTAAGAAGAAGAAGCCTCTGATTGACCGTTCAATGGTGGATGCTCGAACTAAATCATATCGGGAACATCGTGCTCGCCTTGAAGCACGGCGTGCTGCAAGAGAGTCTGCAAAAGGCCAGAGCAAGTTTATTGAGAAGGTTAAAGAGGATGTTGTCTCTGAAATTGCATATGGTGCTGGATACGATACAGCCAAACCTATGGCTAACATTCAACCAGTGAATGCTGCAAAGTCTGCAACTGGATACGAACTGTATCACAAGGACTTCTCTGGTGCCATGCAACACGCATACAAGTTCGCAAAGAGCAAAGGCGTGACCGTAGACCCTGATGAGATTGATAGCAAGGTTGCGAGTGGTCCAAGAAAACCAAGCAATGGTAAGACCAACAGTTACACCCTTGCTACAGACAAGAAACAGAATGTTCATATTCAAGTTTACAATACTGGTAGTAAATATGAACTTAACATGTATATTGACTGATGATTAAAGTTTATTTGTTTCTGATTATCATGGGTGTGCTCGGCGCTGTAGGTTACGGTGGGTATTTATATTATAAGGATACCCAGCAACGCATTGCTATTCTGACTGAGAACAATGCAAAGCTTGAAATTGCAATTCAGATCAGTGAAGAGAGTATTGCGACCCTACAGAATGATATTGCAAAAAACGCAGAACTAAATAGAGAACTACAGAAGGAATTGCAAATTGCAGAGGGTTATGGTGATCAACTCCGTGCGACTTTGCAGAAACATAACCTAACACACTTGGCAAATAAGAAACCGGGTTTGATAGAAAAGAGGATGCAAAATGCGACCAATCGCTTATGGAACGATCTTGCTGACATCACTGATCCTACTGGGGGGGTGCAGTCTGATGCCGCCGCCAAAGGTAGTGACGGTAACAAAAACAGTAAAGACGGAAGTTCCAATAGTAGCAAGGCCAAAGCAAGTCCAGCTAAATGATATAAAAATCTATGTAGTTTCAAAAGTAAACTACGCTGAATTTGTTAAAGAATATACAAAGAAGAATGGCGCAGATTCTTATATTGCTCTTTCGGTAAAGGATTATGAGAACCTGAGTCTAAACTTTGCTGAACTGAGGCGATATATAGAACAACAGAAGCAGATCATTGTCTATTATGAGAAGGCAGTATCACCAGAGAAGGAAGAGAAAAATGGGAAAGTTCAACAATAAGATAGAAGCGGAATTTACCCCACCCAAGGCATGGGTATTGTCACGAGCGTTATCATATCAAAATGATGAGATTGATATCAAATCTCTTGAAGCTATCGGTGTCAAATGTCCTGATAACAAGATTACCTGTAAAAAGGGATTTAAAACTGATCTTGCATCTACTCCTAAAATTCTTTGGAATCTCATTGCACCTTGGGATGTTGCACGGGCAGCAATTATTCATGACCTCCTCTATCTAAGAATTCGTCAGTATCGTTCTAAAGAGGGTAGTCTTGATTCACATCCCAATGCTAATAAAATTATTAATAATGTTAAGTTTGCAAAGAAAGCCTCAGACAATGTATTCTTGATGGCAATGAAGGATGCTTCTCCTAATGTACCATCTTGGAAAATTAATGCAGCATACTATGCAGTTGTTGTATTTGGTCGTTGGTCAATCATTCCAAGAGAGGGTGATGATGACAACATGTAAGAATTGTGGTCATGAATCTCATTGTGGTGTGACTCTTACAAAAGAGTTTAGAAAACAGCGGGATAAAGGTCCAGAGGGTTCTATTGAAGTTTGTAAAAATTGTCGTTGCGAAAAATGTTCACGGCCCGATTGGGGCTAGGAGAATTAGATGGCGGAGGGTTTTAATCGTCTAAACGGACAATACGGTCTTGGTACTACAAATTGTAATCGTTGTCAACATGAGTGTCATTGCGACAACTTAGTTTGTTCTGAACCAATAGGAGTTGGTATGACTGATAAAAATATGCCTTGTGGTTGTGGTGTGTGTGAATGCACATCTCAAGAACCTTATCCGATTTGATATGTGGTTCTTTTTAATTAGTAGTATTGCCTCTGCCATTATTGGTAGTGCCGCAGATTCTTGGTTCTCTGATACCAAGATGGGAAAATGGTTCTACCGTAAGGTTGATGATGTTGCATCATGGGCATCTAGGAAATTGGGATTGAAGGTTCTTGCAGATGAATCAAATTGGAAAACAAAATACCCAAATGTCGCAGTAAAAATCGACAGTCTAGAAGCCAGAATAAAACAACTAGAGGAGAAATAATATGTTTAATTGGATTAAAAGTAGAGTAATGGAACGTACATCATGGGACGGCGGCGCACTTATCGCTGTTGGTCTTGTGGTGTTGTTCCTTGGACCCTTTGCAAAGTATGCTGCACTTGCAGCAATCACATGGGGTGTTCTAACCATGTTGAAATCTGAAGACTAATATCATGGCAGAGTTGGAGACAGAGGTTAGACTTCTTAAAAAAGAGGTGCAGGACCAAGCAAAAATACATGACCGTTTGGATGTTGCGATTGAAAAACTAACCGATGTATCCAACTCTATCCATCGTATGCTTGCCGTACATGAAGAGAAGATTGCTCGACAAGAAGAATCAACCGTAGCAGCAGATGCCAAACTAGAAATTCGTCGCATAGAACTAACTACAAAGATAGATGAACTTCACTCTCGCATTACTACCAACACAAAAGAGATTATGACTGCTGCTGCACAACAGCACTCACAACAGAACAAAGAGATACAGAAGATCAAGGATGAACTTGCCGCAAGGGTGGGTGTCCTAGAGAAATGGCGACATGTCCTTATCGGATGTTCAATCGTTGCTGGATTTATTTTACATAAATTTGTCAATTTGTCTTGACAATTCCTCATAGTTATGTTACTATCTGTGAATGTCATATATTGATACAAAATACCTAAATATTATCAGTCCATACCTTCAGCAGTTCAAGAAGAAGGGCGATGATCTATGGAACTTCCGTTGTCCCTATTGTGGGGATTCCCATAAATCACGAACTAAGGCAAGGGGATTTGTCTTCCGTAAGAAGAATGACCTGTTCTTCAAGTGTCATAACTGCGGCACTGGTGCGTCTTTGGGTAATCTGATCAAGACATTAGACTCAAAAACCTACAAAGACTATATAATGGAACGATATAAAAAAGGTGTTGAGACTCGTAGTAGTCCTCAGCCGGAGTTTCATTTCAATGCACCAGTGTTTCGCAAAAAGGGTATTCTTAAAGGTCTTAAATCTATTCAAGACTTGCCTGATGACCACCCGGCGAGAAAGATCGTGGAGAAAAGAAAACTCCCTGTGGAATCACTCTCCGATTTATATCTATGCGAGTCATTTTTTAAATTCACGAATTCTATAATCAAAGGTAAGTTTCCTTTCTTGGGTGGCGATCATCCAAGGTTGATTATTCCGTTTCGTGGTGAGGATGGTGAAGTGTTTGCGTATCAGGGTAGAGCCTTTGGTAATGAACAACCTAAGTATATCACCATCAAGATTGATGATGACCGTGACAAGATTTTTGGTCTGGACAAAGTGAATAAGGATAAACCTATTCTTGTTGTCGAAGGACCGTTAGATAGTCTGTTTCTGGATAACTGCATTGCAGTTGCTGGTGCAGACTTTAGTAGTATGGAAGGTGACCTCACAGTCATCTATGATAATGAACCTAGAAATAAGGAGATCAACAAACAGATAGAGAAGACGATTGATCAGGGGAAGAGCGTATGCCTGTGGCCTGATACTATGGTGTGTAAAGATATCAACGATATGATTATCTTAGGATATACTAAGGAAGAAATACAAGAAATCATAACAAATAATACTTTCTCAGGGGTTGCGGCAAAGTTGAGGTTCGCAGAATGGAGAAGGGTATAGGAGCAAGAAATGGAAGTCGCAACCGCTGAAGTTGTATACCTCGAAACCACAGAAGACTACGTTGGAATTAAAATAGACAGAACAAAAGATCAATCTCTATCAGAACAAGCTAAGAAGTTACTTACAGATTACTACCAGACAAAGGATGAGGTATCACCACAACAGGCATATGCAAGAGCAGCGGTTGCGCATTCATATGGCGACATGGACCTTGCTCAGAGGATTTATAATTATGTGAGTGACGGATGGTTCATGTATGCATCACCAGTGCTATCTAATGCTCCTATGCCGGGTGAGAAGACACGGGCCCTTCCTATCTCCTGTTTCCTCACATATGTTCCTGATACCCTAGAGGGTTTGATTGACCATTCTGCTGAGTTGCGCTGGTTGTCAGTCAGGGGCGGCGGAGTCGGGGGACATTGGAGTGATGTTCGTGCAGTGTCAGATAAGGCTCCCGGTCCTATGCCATTCATTCATACAGTGGACGCTGATATGACTGCCTATCGTCAGGGGAAGACCCGTAAGGGGTCATATGCTGCATACATGGACATTAGTCACCCAGATATTATTGAGTTCCTAAACATGCGTATACCCACAGGAGATGTGAACCGTAAGAACCTAAATCTGCACCATGCTGTTAATATCACTGATGCATTCATGAGAGCAGTAGAACGTGATGAGGTTTGGGACTTAGTTGATCCTAACGAACAAGATGCCCGTGACAGTATTAAGGCAAGGAAGTTGTGGGAGACGGTGTTAGAGATTCGTTATCGCACAGGCGAACCATATCTAAACTTCATTGATACTGCTAATCGTGCATTACCACAGACCATGAAGGACAAGGGATTAAAGATCAACGGGTCTAATCTTTGCAATGAGATTCATCTTCCTACCAACAATGATCGTACTGCTGTGTGTTGCCTATCATCTGTTAATTTGGAGAAGTATAATGAATGGAGAGATACTCCAATGATTCGTGACCTTATTCGATTCTTGGACAACGTGCTTCAGTTCTTCATTGACAATGCTGGAGATGAGATTAGTCGTGCAAGGTATTCTGCTACACAAGAACGCTCACTTGGTTTGGGTGCGATGGGTTGGCATTCTTATCTGCACAAAAATCGTATTGCTTTTGATTCCGATACAGCGAAATTAAAGAATGAGCAAATATTCAAACTAATCAAATCAGAGGCAGTAGCAGAGACAGAGGAGTTGGCACGGGAACGTGGTGAGTGCCCTGATATGGTAGGCACAGGAAGGCGCAACTCACACCTTCTGGCAATTGCACCTAATGCTAACAGTTCTATTATCTGTGGAACATCACCATCTATTGAACCTAGTAAGGCAAATGCATACACGCATAGAACCCGTGCTGGTTCACATCTGGTCAAGGATAGGTATCTTGAAGAGGAGTTGGTGAAGGTGAATAAGAATGACGCAACCACATGGAGTTCAATCATCACTAATGGTGGTTCTGTTCAACACCTCAAGTTTCTATCTGATGAGGTGAAGGGCGTGTTCAAAACTGCTATTGAAATTGACCAAAATGCAATCGTTTCTCAAGCCGCAGATCGTCAAAAGTATCTGTGTCAGGGTCAGTCTCTAAACGTGTTCTTTCCAGCGGGCGCATCGAAGAAAGACCTACATACTGTACACTACAATGCTTGGAAAGAGGGTTGCAAAGGGTTATATTACCTACGCACAGAAACCTCAAACAAAGCAGAGAATGTGTCAACTAAAGTAGTGCGGGAAGCACTGAAAGATTATGAGACTCAGGCTATAGACATGGACCAAGATTCATGTGTTGCATGTCAAGGATAAGAGTAGTATGAATATTAGAGTAGTAACGAAAACAGATTGTCCATTTTGTTCAATGGCAAAGAATTGGTTGAAGGAACATGCGTTTGAGTATGAAGAGGATTTGATTGATAATGAAGAAGAGCGTCTAGCGTTCTATCAAACAATCAATGGCGCTACCGAAGTGGTGGGCGAGACAAACTCTCGCCGGGTCAACTCTGTACCCCAAATCTTTATTGATGGCAAACGTATTGGTGGATACGATGACCTGATGAAGATGGGTGATGATCTACTAAAGAAACGTAGTGGTGGTGGGTTGATGCAGTTCAGTCAAACTTATAAACCATTTCACTATCCGTGGGCTGTAGAGATTACCACACGTCATGAGAAGGCACACTGGATTGAAGACGAGCTTGATTTGTCTGAGGATGTATCTGATTGGAAGTCTGGTAAGGTTACTCAGGTTGAGAAAGATTACGTCACCAATATTCTACGCCTATTCACACAGTCAGATGTGGCTGTGGGTCAGAACTACTATGACCAGTTCATTCCTAAGTTCAAGAATAATGAAATCCGTAACATGCTTGGTTCCTTTGCAGCTCGTGAGGGTATTCATCAGCGTGCGTATGCTCTACTGAATGAAACACTTGGATTACCCGACAGTGAGTATCATGCGTTTCTTGAGTACAAGGAGATGGTCAACAAGATTGAGTTTATGCAGGAATCAGACAATAGCACTATGAAGGGGCTAGGACTTGCACTTGCAAAGTCTGTGTTTAACGAGGGTGTTGCACTGTTTGCATCATTCGTTATGCTTCTTAACTTCCAACGCTTCGGTAAGATGAAGGGTATGGGTAAAGTGGTTGAGTGGTCTATTCGTGACGAATCAATGCATGTTGAAGGGAACGCTAAATTGTTCCGACAGTTTTGTGTTGAGCATCCCAAGGTGGTTGATGATGATTTTAAACAAGGTATCTACGAGATGGCACGGGTTGCAGTTAAGTTGGAAGACAAATTTGTTGACCTCGCATACAAGATGGGTGAGATTGAAGGTCTAGATGCGTCTGAAGTAAAATCATATATAAGGTACATAACAGACAGACGATTATTGCAGTTGGGTTTAAAAACCAATTTCAAGGTGAAGGAAAATCCTCTGCCTTGGTTAGAGTGGGTATTGAATGGTGCAGACCACACTAACTTCTTTGAGAACCGTGTCACAGAGTATGAGGTGGCAGGATTATCAGGTAGCTGGGATGACGCATATGAGGTGGTTGCGTGAAATTAATAGTATGTGAAGAATGTGAAGCAGAGTTTAAAATTACTCACTCAATGGATGAACACCATTATCAAATAACTCATTGTCCATTTTGTAGTGAATCAATAAAAGACCCAGATTTTGTTGATGAGATTGAGTGGGATGAAGACGAGTGACTTGGCACTACAACGGCAAACCATTCACAAGCGAGATGATAGAAGATAACATTGGGTTTGTTTATATAGTAACTAACAAAAAAAATAGTAAGTTATATATTGGCAAAAAAGGTTTAATCTCAAAAAGAAAATTACCCCCGCTGAAGGGTGCGAAAAGAAAACGCATCAAGATAGTAGAGACTGATTGGAAAACTTATTGCGGTTCAAGTGAAGAAGTGAAGTTGTTAGTAGAAGAACACGGACTAGACTTGTTTGATAGAGAAATAATTAGACTATGTAAGTCAAAGGGCGAACTAAATTACTATGAAGCAAAACTTCAGTTTGAGACAGATTGTTTATTAAAACCAGATGAATACTATAATGCGTTTATCGGTTGTAAAATAAGTCGCTCACACCTATTAATTAAGTCCTAAACATACCGAATCACCTAAATATCCATAGGAGAAATGTCTATGGAAATCTTCGGTGTTATTGCAGAGTTAGGATTTACCATCACTGCCGTACTCGGCGGTGGTGTTTTTATCATTATTCTCCTAAAATACATACTCGCTTCTGTTGTGGATGCGACAGCTAATTTGAATATGTTGATTACGGCATTAGATAACCGTGTCAAAACTATTAATAATGAAATTGTGAGACTAGATTCTTTGGTATGCCATGTATTGGGTGTGAAGCCAGATGTCAGAAGGATGTCTGCTGCCGATGGCAAGGAGGATGCCAGAAAGGACTAGTTGTGTGGAAGAAATTATTAAAGCAGTTCAAGAACAGGGTATCACTGTAGTCATGGCTGTTGGTATGGGTTACTTTATATTTTTTATATGGAAGTATGTGACTCAAGAAATTTTACCCGCACTAGACAAAGCAACTATGACGACCGTCCGTCTTATTGATAGAATAAGGATGTTGGACAATGACATGATACGCATGGACCAGAAAATTAATACGATACTGGAACTTCGTGATATTGAAAAGGAGAAGAAGGATGAGTAAGAACTTTTTCAGTCTAAAAACAGGTCATCATGCTTCCGATGAATATTTCAAGAATCAAGCATTGTGGCACGATAGCGACCTTTTAAAATCATTCTTTTTGGGTGCATTTATTGGTTGTGTCTTTGGTTGGTTGATTACTGTTAGTTCGTCATATGCTGGAGATTTGACACATCAATGGAAGTCTCCTGCTTTTAGTGGGCAAGGTTATAGCGCACACGTCCTAACTATTGAGAACCAAGAGTTCACTAGGAAGGCAGCGCTTAAAGATAAGAAAGACGCAGCAGAGAGACAATTAATACGAGATGCTGCAAATACAAACCTTGCTAAGTTTATGAAAAACGTAGAGTCAAGGATATACGCACAAATCTCTAAACAGCTGGTAGATAGTATGTTTGGTGAGAATGCCGGAACTTCTGGTACAGTTACTTTTGAGGGAACAACAATAAGTTACGTCAAGAGTACTGATACCGTAGAATTAACGATTGTGAGCCCCGATGGTAGTTCGACTGTTATCACTGTTCCTATTGGCGATTTTACTTTCTAGTTGCGCTTCTATCCAACCGATAGAGCCACCCAAGAATGTATCTGCGCCGCTAGTTGATGAACTAAGAAATATGCCAGCGCCAGAACGTAAAGTTCCGATTGCGGTATATAAATTTAATGACGTTACTGGTCAGAGAAAGTCTGGTAATAATCTTGCTTTGCTTAGTAGTGCGGTTACACAGGGCGGTGACATATGGTTACTGCAAGCATTAAAGAAGGCTGGAAATGGTGAGTGGTTTCAAGTTATTGAGAGAATGGAATTAGACAATCTTCTTAAAGAGCGGCAGATTATACGAAACACAAGAAAGTCTCATGAAGGAGATAAGGCAGAAAAAATTAGACCGCTATTATTTGCAGGAGTGTTACTAACAGGCGGTATAGT